AGGTTCCTCTGAAACAACAACAGCTGACTCAGGGGTAACTGCAAGTGGTGGTACAATATTTGCACCACATATAGCAGTTTCACTAATTGGTGTTTGCCAGTACTCAACTACATATAAAAAGCCTTGAGCTGTAAATGTAGCGCCTAAAATATCAGACGGTTGTACTGAAATACCAATTTCATTAATATCTATATCATCAAAACCTGAAACAGGAACGGCAACGCCGCCCAACAATGCTTGCTTAAAAAACAACATAGTCTCGGTTAAATCAAATTGATTAAATTGTGCTGGAAGTAAAGTTCTATTAAAATCGATACCTTCAGCAGATGGACGGGCATATTCCATGTCATCTGACCATGCATATACATTTATGGTAACCGTCGCATCAGGCGTAGGCTGAACAAGTTCATTCAATACTCTAACTTCAAGTACTCCATTATTATCTGAAGATCCTTGATTATCAGGTACGAAAAAATTTTGACTTGAAGCTCCACTAAAAATCCAAGATTGATTATTAGAATAAGGATTCTCATCAGCGAGAATTCCTGTATACAATGGAAAATCTTGTGACGGTGGAGGCATATTACACCAACTACGTGTAGCGGCCCAATCACATTTAATAGTAACTGTTTGACCATTTTGAATATCCAAAATTACACTATTTTGTTGATTTAATGGTGCTTGATTGTTCTTAATTATAGTATTATATTGTTGAATATTAGGTTCATACCTAATCAACAATTTACCTCTATGAAAACGAGAACAAACAACTTCAAATGTAAAATTAATTGAGCCACGCCAAAAAGTAAAAGGACGAGATGAAAAAGCCAAAGCAGAATCTTGAAATACATTCTGATCAAAAGTTGGATCTTCAAGACTAGGTATTGTACCTAGACATACACCCAAATTGGGTGAAACAGTAGAATTCCACAAAACTTGAGACATACTCAAATCTTCATCTGTCCAAACAAAAGTTCCAATATATGACTTTCTAGATGATATAGCACCTATGCATAATTCATCATAATCCATTCCTCCCATAGAAGGATCAATAGAAAGTTCATTTTTTGGATCAATTGCTAAAGTATAAGCTGTATCATGAACACTAGTA